ACTATGAAAGAATACATCTTGCAGTTCCAAAGGGAATGAAGGACATTATCAAAGTCCTTGCTTCTGAAAAGAAAATGTCAGTCAATGCATACTTGCTGGACTTGATCAGAAAGGACCAAGAAGGACTGTTTGACACAATGCAGATTGCAGACAAGAACAGGGAACAGATTGCAGGGATTCAGGGAAATATGCATGATGGTTATGATGTCATCTTCAAAGATGGTCACACAATCCATTGCAGGACAAAGAAGGATGTCAGGTCATCCATTATTGAATATTGCAAAGAAAAGGACATCTGATGGTGTCCTTTTTGTCTTGCACAAGACAGGTGAAGTTTTGCACAAGACACATTTTTCCTTGTTACTATCCTGTTACTATCGTGTTACTAATGGACAAATTTTCAGGTGTTTTGATAGGGTTTTGAAATTCCCCTGAAAATAAGAAAAACCCTTGGAAACATTGCATTTCCAAGGGTTTCTGAATTTTGCTTTGTGAACCTTTGAATTATCTCTTTGATAATTCCAAAGGCTCATTTTATGCGGTTTTCAACATCATTTGTTTCTATCCTGTTTCTAATGGACAAACCCTGAAAACAGTATAAAATCAAACTTTGAAACTAAGACATCAGTTCATTGACCTTCTTCTGAACTTCTGAATAGTTATATCCTGCCTTTTCCAAGGCTTCTTTTCTTGCTGTTCCATTGCCCCATTTGCCCTGAATGACTTCCTTTGCAATTTCAGTCACAGACTTTGTTGCAGAAGCTGTGGAAGAACCTGAAAGAAGACTGTTGACCTTTGCCTGAACTGCATCATAGTCATATCCTGCTTTAGTCAATGCTTTCTTTCTATCGTCACCATTCCCCCACTTTCCATTGATAACTTCTTTTGCGATTTCATCAACAGATTTGGAAGTTGTGGTTGTAGTGGTGCTTGTTCCTGATAACAGTTCATTGACCTTCTTCTGAACAGCACTGTAATCATAACCCGCATTGGTCAGATTGGTCTTTCTGTCATCACCATTGCCCCAAAGACCCTGAATCACTTCCTGTGCCACTTCTGCAACACTTTTGGTTGTAGTGCTTGTGGTAGTGCTTGTTGTGTTAGAAGTTCCACTGTATTTTGGAACACCAAAACCTCTGATGAATTTTCCATTAACTGCAATGGTTCTTTTTTCAACTGCATCATTCTTGTTTCCTTCAATGACAACAATGTTCTTTCCATCACAGGATTCAACAATTCCCACATGGTCAGAAGAACCTGTGTTGTCACCGCTTCCCGAATCATCCCAATCATAGAAGATGACATCACCTGCACTTGGAACATATGCATCATTTTCAACCCATTCACCAAGATTTTTGAACAGGTCAATCATCCTATCACAACCACATTCAGTTGGAAGGACATCTGTGCATCCTGCCTTGATTGCACAAGCAGAAACAAAGGTTGCACACCATGCGTCAGTGTACTGTACCTTATAACCTCTTGCAAGTGGTGTATGTGAATTATACACATCAATAATCTGCTTGTGACTTCCATCACTTTCCTTGCATCCAATCCATGCCTGTGCCTGTTTTACAACTGCGTTTGCCATTTCTTCAACACTTCCTTTACTGTCATACTGTGTCAGATTGTACTGTGTAACAAGTGCATATGTATTTGTGACATATGTGGAACTTGTAGCATAACCATCTGCTTTGATTGTTTCCAAATATTCTTTTGGGTCAGTGATTCCTTTCAAGTTTGCATATCTTGAATACTGAATGAATTCAAAATATCCCTTGATACCTTCTTCCATAGAATCATAAACCCTGAAATTGTCCTTGATTGTGGTCAATGTTCCTTCTGTATATTCTTCCTGTGTGGTCATGTTGACAGATTTTCCTGTCCAACTGCTTCCACATTTCAGTCCAAAATAATTGTGATACTTGGAAGCAAGTGTGGATTTTCCCCAACCGCTTTCAAGAATTGCCTGTGCAATTATTGGACTGTGAACCATGATTCCATAGGAAGATGCATATTTCTGAACATAACCTGCAACCGCCTGAATAAATTCTTCATTACTCATTGTCATCACCATCATCTTTCTTTGTTTTTGTTGTGAGTACATCAACCGCTTTACTGATGACATCAGGAAGTGGAAGACCCATCAGACCTGCATTTTCTACAATGGAAATTGTTTCATTTGCAATGAATCCAATGATGACTGCATCCCTGATGTAAGTTGAACCAATCACAAGGTCAAGTCTGTATGCGATAAGGACAAACAGAAGTGTCATGCATTTTCTGCAAAGACCTTTCCAACCTGCTTTGGATTCAAGTGTTCCTGAATCAGTTTTCTTGCTGTTGTGAAAAATTCCTGCAACCGCAAGACCGCTGATGTAATCAATTGCCATAAAAATAATCAGTGTCACCAAACCTGTGTCCCACCCCCCAAACAGGGATGCAATGAATGAACCGACAAGACCAACCCCTGTGCAAATTCCTTCTTTCATGTGATTTTCTCCTTTCTGAAATGAGAATCCCCACAAGGCTGTGTCCAAGTGGGGATTGTTTTTGTTACTCTGCAAGTTCAGGAACATCAAGGTCAATCAGAACCAGCTTCACCTGTTCCTTGATTCTTTCAGGAACATCATCAATGGTTTTTCTTCCCTTGATGATTAAATCTGCATAAACCTTTGCCATTGCAATTCACCCCTTTCTGTTATGCAAGCATTTCATAAACATCACACAGTGCAACCTGTGTGTCTGTCATCTGTGCTTCAAGACTGTCATTTCTGTCAGAAATAATCTTGATATATTCATCCTTGTCATATTCCACAAGGTTGAACTGCCATTCCTGCACTTCCTGTTCATCCACTGTCACAGTGACCTGTTCAATGTCAGATGCAACAAAAACCTTGCTGTCTGTGATTTCAAGTGCAAGTGGTTCAACAGCACTTCTTTGAAGTCCATAATCTTTCATAATTGACAAACCGCCTTTCTTTTTGATTTGATATTGGTTTCATAATACCTGTTAGCATGTGGAATCAAAGGTTGAATATATTTCTGTTGCAACCTGAAAGAATTGCAGTGAATCAACCAACCCTTGTATGAATTGATTGAACACCATTCAGAATAATTCATCAGATTTCCACTGTTGACCTTCTTCCTGATGTCTGTCATCTTTCTTTTCATCTGCTTGCAGGTGCTTTTTCGTAACAGTGCATAATTCAAGAAAATTCTATATCCAAGGAAATCAACACCCCTGACATAAGTGGGGAATATCTGCCAATTGTCTTTTATAGTCAAATGCAGTTCATTCTTGAAATACACATCAATGTCATCTTTCAATTGATGCAGACCTTCTTTTGTTTCACCAAATATCACAACGTCATCCATATATCTGTGATAATGTTTGACATGCTTTTCTTCCTTCAACCAATGGTCAAAAGACGAAAAATAGAAGTTCCCTGAATACTGTGACAGATAGTTTCCAATTGGAACACCTGTGTTTCCTTCTGTTGAATCAATAATTTCATAAAGCAACCACAACAAATCTTTGTCCTTGAACAGCTTTGCATATTTTGCTTTCAGAATGTCATGGTCAATGGAAGGATAATATTTTCTTGCATCCAACTTCAAACAATACTGACAACCCTTGACATCTGTCTGCATATCATGCTGAACCCTTTTCAATCCAAAATGGATTCCCCTTTCAGGAATTGCTGAATAAGTGTCAATTGTCAGGTTTTTAATCAGTATAGGTTCAATCACTTGCAGGATTGCCCATTGACATATTCTGTCAGGAAAGTATGGAAGTTTGAAAATTTCCCTTTCTTTGCCACTGTCATTTTTGATGAAAGTTTCATATTTTGATGTGTGATAGGTTTTATATTTCAACTGATTCTGCAACAATCCCAAATAATAATCAGGATTTTCATTGACCATTAAAACTTCTTGATACCACCCTTTTCCCTTTCTTGCATTTTGGTGTGCAAGTTTCAAATTTTCCATGTCATAGATTTTTGGATATAAATTCCCAAATCTTTTCATGTGCTGTCATTCTCTTTTCTGTATGCATTAAAAGTCAAGTTTTCGCATCACAGAACACTGTGACCTACTAACACAACCTTCCTTCTGTGCCTGATTGGAAATCAGGACTTTTGTGTTTTGCCAAGTGGCAGGGTCAGACAATTCAGACTATATGAAAACAAGGACAACCGCTTTTGGAAGTCCTTGTTTTTGGTGAATTTAATGCATTTACTAACTGACTGCTGATATTCCGATTACGATTCCTGACACTATTATTCAAATTCCAACAGAAACCGCCCGCACCAGAACCACCATACCAACCAC